CGGTGCGAAAGCTAAATCTCTCCGCGCAATAGTCCGCAAATCCTCAATCAGTTGTTCGCGCTCCTTGGTGTCGCTCACTTGTTCTCCAATGCCCCGTTGATGATCCGGTGCCGTTCCTCTGTCCGCAAATCTTCCAGTTTTCGCATGTAGGCCTTACGGGCTTCGGCGTTCTGCTGTAGTTCGTGGTGGAGGGTTGCTTCTATTCCATCGCAGATTTTTATGTTTCTGCTGACCCACCATTCTTTAAGTAAGTACATTTGATCTCCCTTCGATTCGGGCCGATGTGGTATTCCGTCCGCGTTTGAGTGCCTAGCCTTGACCGTGTGGCCCAAGCGCGGCCTCTAGTGCTTCCGCGTGGCGTTCTTCGTCGCGCTCAATCTGAATCGCGGCTTCTTCGGCTGCGCGTTGCTTGCAATACTGATACACGCGCTCAAGATCGGACGCTTTGTACCACCCAATCTCTTTAACCAACCCATCAAAAACCTTGCTCACGCCGCCACCTTCAGGTCGGTAAGTCGCTTATTTTCCCTTTGCAGCGCCGAGCGTTCCGCAGGGTTAAACAGACTGCGTAGCGCCGCCTTGTGTGCTGTGTCCTCAAGGCTGTCGCGGAACTCCGCATAGACTTCATAGCCTTTTTCGACATTGCCAGAATCAAGGTGGGCGCGAACAATGTCCACCTTTACCGAGAACTGGTGCTGCAAATCCTTGGGGAGCGCGTCGAACTCGTCGCGCATGATCTGTGTCGGCGTGTTCTGTGGTGTGGTCTTTTCCGGTTCCGGCTGATCCGTTACCGAGTCGTCAGGCGGCACATCCTCTCCCGCGTAGATATACAGCCCCAACCCGTGCAGGGCGATACCCTTGGCGAGACACCGCTGCATGGCGGTATTGACCTGAAACGCATCCGGCTTGGCAATGGGTTGGTTCTTGTGGTTCATCACCGGCAATTGCGAGACGCGGGTGATACCGAACGCCGTAACCGCGCACCGGACCATCATCGTGTCGCCAAACAGCAGGGGATCAAGATATTCCCAGTTGGCGTTACAGTCGGCGGTCAGAAGTTGGTCAACGGCCCATGCCCATGACAGATAGGTGAGATTGCCCTTTTTCTCCGTTTTGGCGTTTACGTTGATTCCCCGTAGTTTCAGAAACGGGCTTTCCGGCGTCGTCATTTCCATATTCGCTCTCCGTAATTTCATTCAGGAATTTGTTGATCTCGTCCAAGTCCAAGACTTGGGCCGCTTGTACCGTCTGCCAAAACTGGGCGCTCATTCTGTGACCTCGCGCACCTTGATCTTTTTCCAATCAGGGCTATAACCGCATCTGCCATCCGATATGTAGCCGCACTCATTTACCCATGCGTACCACTCACGCGGCTTAGGGGCTATGCGGTAGTCGCAATGTTCCCAATTCCAAAGGGGGCGCTTGCATTCGTGCGACCAAGCGCCCATGCCGCCATTGCAAACCTGAATCCGTTCTCCGCGCTCAAACGCTTGCATTACCGCGATCTTCTCTGCTGTCGTACTCATGCCGCCCTCGCTGATTCGTAACCCAATTCCGCCATTTCATCGCGCCGCGCTTCCACTTCCGCTTCGCGCATTTCGGTGATCCACTCCAGATATTCAGCAGCTTCGTTGTCTCCGATAAACTGCTCGATGGCCGCGTTCTTGATGTCCTCGATTGCTTCGTAAGCGGCGATGTATTTCGGGTGATCCTTCGCCCAGTTGGTCATTTCCATTGCGAGGGCCGCAATCCTGTCGCGGTCGTCTTCGTTGATGAGGGGGATAAGTAGTTCGGTCTTGTCCAAGCACTTTTCGGCCAGACGATTTCTGATTACTGAGTCAGAGATATTGTTCATTTGAGCCTCGCTAGTAATTAGTCCGGTGCTGGCGGTGTCCGCGTTTGAGTGTCTACGCCCTGACTAACACAGGGAATCCAAGGCTTTCGGTTAACTGTATGAGCCTTGCATCTTCGGCCTCTTGATCCTTCTCGCAGCAGCCGCCGTTGTAGTCGCTGCGTTCTTCGCTCCATTTGTAGCCGCAATGTTCACAAACCTCATCCTGGTCGTATTCAACATCGACGCTTGCAACCTCGTCGCAGTGGCGTTTGGCTTGGCTTGCAATTTCGTCGGCGCGTTCCCTTTGATCGCGCTCATAGCGCAGTTGGTCTTCTGGCGTTTGTTTGTAGAAGAACGAATCAGACATGGAAATCCCGCCGAAGTCACCTAGCCGACGCGGATAAATGACGACGCGGAAATTGCTTTTCATTCCAAGTTTCTTAGCCATACGCTTCCTTTCTGCGATGAATTAAGCCGAGTCCACGATGCTTGTTAGCCTTATGCGTTAGCCAAATGGCCCTAAAAGGTTTTTAGAATTGCCGCAAACATGCTGCCCACGCCTAAACAAAACAAGAACCCGACGAGGCAGGTGTAAAGCACCTTTGCTGCGCTGCGCTTACTCATGGGTGCATATCCTGTTTGTCCCACCGGCGATAGCGGTACTTCTCTTTCGGATTCATTTCGCGCAAATCGTGCGTTGCGTCCCTCGCGGCCTGTCGGGTTGAATAAACGTGATCCCGATAAATAGGCCACCAGCGACCGCGCCCCTCTACCTCGACAATCCAGAGATTCCGTCCGTTATTCATTCGTGCCTCGCTGAAAAAACGTGGGAAAGTTCATGGCCCAATCTCCGCAACCGCGCCGAGTCCTGCCAGCTACGGGGTGGTTCCGTCACGATCTGCCACTCCCCGTTATCCATCCGCATGGCACAGGCATTAGCGTTCTTGCCGCAATACAACTCCATCTTCTCGATAGGAACCCACAGCACGTTGACGATTGCCCGACCCTTCTGCACATTCAGCGGCGCAGCGTAGGACTTGGAATCGCTCTCCGCTTCCTGCGTGGTGTATTCAATTCCGGCACAACCGGCCATAACTGAGAGGCCGATAACAGAAAGGGTGGCTATTACGCGGTCTAGGTTCATTGCAGACTCGCAAATTCAGCGTTGATGAGCGAGTTAAATTCGATTCTTGCCGCATACCATGCCGCATACCATGCCACATCCCTTGCCGCAGCAACAGATGCCGCAGCCGTTGCCGCATACCATGCCGCAGCCCTTGCCGCAGCAACAGATTCCGCAGCTTTTGCCGCAGCAACAGATGCCGCAGCTTTTGCCGCATACCATGCCGCAGCCCTTGCCGCATCCCTTAACGACTTGTCCCCGGTGATCAGGAAGTCCAGCACCACATCGGGCGGCGTTTGTTCCCAAAGGTGGATAACGGAAAGGGCTTGCATCCGCGCAAAGTAATTCAGGATGTCCGTGCAATCAAAACGCTTGATGATCTTGCGCTTTGAGCAGACGCCCTTATCCGTACCCACTTGTGCAACTCCGTCAACCTCGACCATGCAGAGAATCGGGCCGGGAGCGTATTCCAGGGCATCAAACGGATCGTAAGAAAAGTGCAACCCTGATTCGCACATTCTGACAACGCCGGTATGTTTCAGCCAAACCCCATTCTTAGGAACGGGCGTTCCATCGCGCAGGGTGTCGCCTACAAAGTGGTAGGCAATTTTCTTTTTCATGGGGCGGTCTAGGTTCATGGTTTGAGCGCGTCAACTGCCGCCTCGAAATATGGGCCGAGTCCAGAGGTGACATACCCGTGGCGATTAGGCTTCTGTCCGCGATCTGACGCCGCATTAACCAATCCTTGCAGCGCCGCTTCCAACTTGGCTACACGCTCTACAAGGGCGGCGTGGCTGTTGACTGATTCGACTATTAGGGCGAGATCAGCGGGATTAACCCAAGAGTCGGCAACAATCACGCTCACGGGCTTGTCAGGGTTGGCTACGCTCTTGACAACGCAGCGGTCTGCGGAGTCGGCAAGTACGGCCCACGGCAATTTAGATGGTTGTGTCATGTGTTCCCTCTCTCGTTTCAAATTCCGCTGCGCCATTTATGCCGTGGTGCGCTCTATCCCGTTCGGCTTCGCCTTAGTTCCTCGTCTGCGTTTCAGCTACCTAGAGGCTTTCGGGTTCGGGATGCGGTTACTGCATGAAACGAATAGTGGCAGAATTCTGCATGATGTGCAAGCAGAATTCTGCAATTAAATAAAACTATTTCTGACCAACGGGTCATTAAGCCCGCATTTCCTACCTACCTGAGTAGGTGCGCCGCCTTGCGGATGTCGTCTATAACTTCTTGCTGAGATCGAGAGAGCAGCACTGGCGCGTCGTCAGGATCGAACTCGGGGAATAGCAGTTGGTACGGCTGTAACTGCTCTGCGTAGGCTATGGCCGCAATAATATCTAAGGATGGAGAATTTACTGATGAGAGTAAATCGCGCAGCTTGCGGGGGCTTACCGGCTTACCTACTTTTGGTCCTGATACATAGACCACCTTGACCTGCTTGTAGTACGTCTCAGGCGACCGCCCGCGTAATAGTCTTTTGAAGTTCTCGGCTATTACGTTGTTTATTGTTTTCGCATCTTGGTGCGGAAGCATACCAAAAGGGTAACTTTTTAATCCTTGAAAAATCTTGCGATTGGGGCTTGCAGAATTCTGCGAAGTATGTGCATAATGCTGCATGTTCTCAATTTTCAGCTATGTAAAAGACGAGTTGCCAAAGCATGAGGGCAACCTTTCCGCAATCGCAAAAGAGGCGGGCGTGAAGTATTCGTGGCTGCGCCAGGTTGCCAGCGGAAAGATTCCGAACCCCGGCATTGTCGGCGTTGAGAAAGTCGCCAAGGCTTTGCAAAAGAGGGCCGACTGATGCCGCATATCAAAGGCCCACGCACCAAGCCGCGCCACATCGTTATGCGCGAACTTTTCAAACTCGGCAAGACAATGGCAGAGATAGGCGAAATTTACGGAATTAGCCGCCAGCGTGTTGACCAAGTTTTGAAGCGGCACTTCGGCGTTCGCCGCATGGAAGGTGGGCAAACGATGCGCCGCCTTAAAACCGCGCACGATATTGTTGCCAAGCAAAAAGCAAAGGCCGACGCCGTAGCCGCTAGGCACTTCGCTAAGCACGGGGTTTCCCGTGAATTTATGGACTCTATCTGCGACCTGCCCCGCAGCAATCGCGGACATCCTCTTGTCAAGTTTAGGGACCAACGGCGCAACGCAATCATTCGCGGCATCCCCTTTGAAATGAACTTTGCCGAGTGGTGGGGCGTTTGGGCCGACTCCGGCAAGTGGGGACAGCGCGGACGCGGGTACGGTTACGGCATGGGGCGCTATGGCGACTCTGGCGGATATACCGTCGATAACGTCTATATCTGCACCGGAGCGCAGAACGCGAAAGACAGCTACATCGTCCATCCGGCCCATGAGCGCACCACCAAGCGCCTCGCAACTCTGGCCGCAAGAGCCGCCTAAATGAAATCCTCCACGCGCACTTACTCCTCTCTGGCCGTGATCCGCCAGTTCTGTGCGCGTTTTGCCGGTTCCAAGCGAACGACTAACTTGACCGGCTTCTTTATTTGTAAGCATGGCAATAGCCTATTTTTTTCTCGGAATCTCGCTATCCGACGGGTTCCGACGTTTTCGGAAGGGGTGCGTAATGGCCGGTGAGAAAGCAAAAGGCGGCAAGAAGCAGCGCAAGTTTGGACGCCACACCCGAAGCGGCAGCGGTAAGGCATACAAAGGTGAGTTGCGCTGGTCTACCAACCGCGCCGCACGAATCAAGCGCGACGCCGCCAGCAAGGAAGCGAAGGCCAAACACCTGAAGGCGCGCGCCGAAGCCAAGAAGCCGCAGCGGGGTTGCGCTCGAAATAAGCGCCGCCTGTCTTGGCTTGCTGTCGGTGGTCGGGCGTGGGGCGCGTTCAGCAAATTTGTGGATACCCGCGCCGCATGACACCGCATCTTTTCCACGACACGCTAACCGACGCCCTTGTGGAGGTCGTCAAGAGTCTTGGCGGCTTTAAAACGGTCGGGCTGGCACTTCGCCCGGACAAGTCAGCAGACGCGGCTTCTCGGTGGCTTAACGACTGCCTGAATGCCAATCGTGCGGAACATCTGGAACCGGATCAAGTGTTATTCATTCTCCGCGAAGGTCGCAAAGCCCAAAGTCATGCAGCAATCAATTACTTGCTACGTGAAGCCGGTTATGCCGACGCGCAACCGATAGAACCCGAAGATGAAAGAGCAGCACTCCAGAGACAGTTTAACCAGCGGGTAGATGATTTGAAAACAATCCTCGCAAGGCTGGATAGAAACGAGCAACCGCTCAGAAAGGTGGCGTGAATGGCTAAGTTCAAAGTGGGGCAGCGCGTCAGGGTGGTAAAGAGCAAATTTTCCTATCCAGAGTGCGTGGGTTGCGAGGGAACCATTGTGGCCCTTCAGTTCGGCGGATATAGATTAAATGTTGACGGGCATAAGACCACTTCCGGCGCTCCGTTTTACGCGGATGAGGATCAATTAGAACCCCTCGTCAACCCCGACGAACTCGCATGGCAAGCGTTTAAGTCTCAGCACCTTACCCCCGATCCCGCGCTAATCCTCGCAAAAGAGGTGGCGTGATGCTAACCGTTCTCGCAGTAACAATTTTGTTATGTCTCGTTCCCTGCCTGATCGGTCGGTTTATCGGGGTGATGGACGAATGAAGCGCCTCACCGAAGCCGCGATAGAAGCCCTACGCGCCAAACGCGCACACGACGCCTATCAACTGCTGCGGGTTGCGAACGGATTGCCTCCAGACCGCGCTGCACACGTTCTATTGGTGCCGGTGAAGGTCAAGGCGTGAGGCGGGCGGCTAAGGTCGATGACAACCAAGAGCGAATCGCTAACGCCATTAGAAAGAATGGCGGCAGCGTTTACAGCGGGGCGGCTCTCGGAAAAGGAGTTCCAGACCTTGTGGTCGGCGTTGCAGGACGAACCGGACTTTTTGAGGTTAAGGATGGTTCCAAACCCCCAAGCGCCAGGAAGCTGACGCCGGATCAAGAAAAGTTTCGGCGGGAATGGAAGGGACATTACTGCGTGGTTAGCACGGTAGAAGAAGCACTCACGCAATTGGATTTTTTGAGGATGCTTTAGTTATCCACAGGGAATGCACCGCCTTAACTGTGGCGTTTGTTTTAGATGTTTTCTACGCTTGGGTTTTGACTAATCGAGAGATAAATGGCACGCATCCGCACCATCAAACCTGAGTTTTTCACTTCCGAAGATATCGTTAACCTGACGCCACTTTCACGCCTCTTTTACGTGTCGTTGTGGTTGGAAGCGGACAGGGAGGGGCGGCTGGAATGGAAGCCCCGCACGTTCAAATTGCGCTACTTCCCGGCTGACGATTGTGACATTGAGGCGATGGGCCGCGAGTTGGTCGAGGCTGGCCTGATCGTTCTGTATGACGACAAATACGCCGAGATTCCGAGTTTTGCAAAGCACCAAGTCATCAACAATCGGGAATCCGCATCGGAAATACCGGCACGCGTGAAAGTGGCGTCCCCACGCGTTCAAGCGGAAGGGAAGGAAGGAAGGAAAGGAAAGGAAGTCGCGTCACAGGACGCGCCAGCCAATCCGTTACCGGACTGGCTTCCGGTTGAGGATTGGAAAAGCTACCTCGAAATGCGGGTGAAGATCAAAAAAGCCCCTACCGACCGAGCAAAGGCGCTCGTCATTGCCGAACTTGAAAGACTGAAAGCGGCTGGCAACGATCCGGCGACGGTGCTGCAAAAGTCGATTGCGAACAACTGGGTGGACGTTTACCCGCTGAAAAACCAACCGGCTGCTGGAAACCCATGGGACGGTGCGAAATGATCCACGTTATCGACTCCCTGCCAAGGGCTATCACGATGCTATGCCGCCAGATGATCGGCCATGCGCGGATCGAGGCTTACGACGATTCCACGAATACCGGCTACTACCTGACGATCAAGATGTGTCCGAAACCCGCTGCGGAAATGTCGGCACAGGAATTAAAGCGGGATATGCGGCGGTTTGATAACCCGCAACCGTGGGACATCGCCGTTGAGGAATGGGAGCCGTGGCGCTATCGCGGCATGAACAGGGGAGAGCGATCATCGAAACTTTAAGCGACACGATTGACCTGTCGGACTACCTGACCGACAAACCGGACGGGGAGAACATCCGGCCCGCGAATTTCTGGCGGGAGCAGCACCTGGCGCTATTGCGAAGCGGTGGCGCAAAGGCGCACGGGGCTACGTTACCGTGGGTCAAGACGCACGACGATATGCGTTTTCGTTCGGGAGAAGTAACGCTGTGGCACGGGCAGAACTATTCGGGAAAATCCTTGCTGACCTCACAGGTTGCGCTTGACCTTTGCGGGCAGGGTTTTCGGGTGTGTATCGCCAGCTTGGAAATGACGCCGACGAACACCCTTGACCGGATGGTTAAACAGGCGGCGGGCGGTCCCACTGACGCCGGAACGGTCAACATCTTCCACGATTGGACCGACGAAAGGCTGTGGATTTACGACCGGCACGGCGCAATGCAATGGGAAAAGATGGCCGCTCTCATTCGCTATGCCGTGGACAAGTTTGACATTCAGCATTTCTTCATTGACTCGCTGATGAAGTGCGTCCGCAACGAGGACGACTACAACGGGCAAAAAGACTTCACCAACGCGCTTTGCAATATCGCGCAGGACTTACAAGTCCACGTTCACCTAGTCCACCACACGGGCAAACCCAAAGACGCCAACGGTATTCCTGGCCGGTATGACGCCAAGGGTTCCGGCTCGATTTCCGATCAGGTGGACAACTGTGTCGGCGTCTGGAGAAACCGGATCGAAAACCGTGCGCCCGAAAGCCCCGATTGTGTGCTGAACATCGACAAACAAAGAAACGGCGAGTGGGACGGGAAAGTCTCCCTTTGGTTTGATCCGCTTTCTATGACCTATCGCGGGGATCAAGCGGGATTACATCGCCGCAACTATCTTCGGAAATTACAGGTGGCCGCATGATCGACTGGCCGAAAGTCATTCTAGACCTCAACCACTACATGACCTGTCGGGCCATAAGTCGGGTCATTGGCAGGCAGATGGACTACGCCGCCCGGATCGTGCGCGAGGACATTAAGGAACCGCGCTATTCCGATGGCGTGAAGATTTTGGAACTGCACCAAAAACTCTGCGGGGGAACACATGACTAGCGGCGAAAAGGTTTGGAAGTGGGCGACCAAGCACGGCAAGCCCGTCACAGCGGACGATATTGTTCGCGCCCTGAAACTTACTCCGCGACAAGCATCCGACCGGCTGCGGGATCAGTTTTCAATGGGAAAAATGCGACGGGTGCCGATACCTGACAGCAAATACTTTCGGTATATCCCGATCCCCCAGGACGAATGGCCGGTTGCTTACGCCAGAGAGTATGAGGCTCCGTCGTTTATTCATTCGGTGCGACCGGAGTTATTGCCTGTGGTGCGGATTGAGTGACGAAGCCCTAATAGACGGGATTTGCACCTACCTCCGGTCTGTTAAGAGAGTGAATGAGAGATTTTCTAAGTTGTGTGAGATGAATAATTTTTCGGCAAAAGTTATTGAGGCGGTGAAAAAGAAAATGGAGATTAAGCCTGTGACAAAGCAAGCCGACCCACGAGATTCAGAAACCACGCACGTTTGAGTGCCAACAAATGAAACTGACTCCATGCAAATGTGAAACCCCTAGGGCGTTCTACTCTGGAAAACACGACGCAACATTTTGCGGGGAGTGTTTGGAATGGCTTGAGTCTAGGTGCAGCGACGAGCTTTGCGAATACTGCAAAGACCGCCCCGTGCTTGGCGATATGGACGACGAAAAAACGGTAGGAAAAGCCAGAAACAAGGAGAGGTGATATGCCAACAGGAATAGAACTAATCGCCGCCGAGCGCCAACGCCAAATTGACGCGGAGGGCTGGACGCCGGAACACGATGCAGAACACAGGGACAGGGCGCTTGCGAGGGCCGCGATGTGTTATGTCTGCAATTACGTTGAACAAGCATGGACGCTTGATGGTGTTAATGACAAAAATTACACAGCGGCGTCCGTGCCTTACTTGTGGCCGACCGAATGGGATGACGCATCGTGGAAACCAAAAAACCCCATTGCTGATTTAACGAGGGCTGGCGCACTTATCGCCGCAGAGTTAGACCGGCTTACCGCCAAGGCGGTGTGATATGGCGCGAAATTACAAAACCCTGATTGACCTTGAGGGCATCGCCGTAAAAAGCGGCCACAAGTTCCGCTTCGCTTGTTGCGACTGTGGACTTGTTCACGACATGGTGTTTGTGTCTGCGGACGGTAACGACATTGGCTTTGCTGTTAAGCGCAATCCAAGAGCAACAACTATGAGGCGGAAGCGTTACGAATG